AAGCGTTGATTGTGGCAACGTCCTGATGCTCAGAGATCTGAACTTGGACAATTGTATAAGCATCACCCCATGCGTTATCGGGACCGGGTGTGATACCGATCACGCGCATTTGGGCAGTGCCGCCTGAAGCTACAAGTGAGGCAGTGTCCAACACAGCTGTGCTAAGACCAACCGTGGTAGAACCAGCGGTGATCGAACCAAAGTCATATTGGTTGCCGATGTTGCTAATTGCAATCGATCCATTGGCTTGGATCTGATAAACAATCGCTTGATCGCGCGTGATATACGCGGTCACATCAGTTGCAGGGGTGTTCGCAATGAACTTGTTGGATACACGACGACGGCCATCGCTGTCGGTGAATTCAACACCCATAAAGGTACCGACGAAGGCATCGCCAGCAGCGGCCGGAGTTACAACACCAGTGGAAGTATTGATCTTCACAGGTTGGTATTGCAACAAGGTCACTGCAGCGTTGTCCGCCAGCGTAAAGGCTGCCGGGCGCACGAAACCACTTGCGTGGTAAACGGGCTGGAAGCCAAACGGTGTGCTAGTAGTAGACATGTTTGCTTTTCCTCATTAGAGAAATTAGTGGATGATCAAAGCTCTTCAAATTTAGCTCGACCAGGATTTTCGCGCAATGCAGCGATACCATCACCCTCAATCACACGCCCGCCCGCGGCTGCCGCAGACTCTTTAATGCTGTCCAATATAGCCGTAAGTTTCTCATCTTCACGTGCAGGAGCGTCATGGTGAGCTTCTTGCATGAATCGTGTGTAGAGAGACAACGGCAGCTTGAATGCGAGCATTTCGTTGACACCAATAAACCCTTGCCATTCGCCTGTCTTAATGGTTACGTATTCCCAGCCAGGCACGTCGTCGGCTTTAATAGGTTGATAACCCAACCGGATCCGTTGCTGAATGGAGTCGCGGGGGTTAGTGGTAGTCAACCAACATGTGTGAAAGCCAGGGATCTTTGGCAGATCTGGCAATGCGTCTTGGAAAAATTGAGATCTAAACATCTCAACACGATCTTCGTCGCTAATGGCACGGTCTTCAGTCACATTGCGTTCTGTGGCTCCACGTGATTGGCGTACGAGATCAGGGGATTTTTTTAAGCGTTCATCAGTCATTTTCCTCACTCCTTTCAGCGAGTTGAATTGTTTTCACGGTCCCACTTTGCGTACTGTTTTAAGTAGCGTTGGCGTAGGACGGGGTCTTCCCAAACTCCAGCATCAGTCATAGCTTGCTTTCGTTCTGGGGAGATGTATACTTCACGGCGGGTAGATTGCGGAGCCTGGTCCCTGCTAGAACCAATAGGCGGACCTCTGCGTTGTCCGCGGCGATCATCGTCTTGACTGTCGTCATAGTTCCCGCCTCCTTTAATGTCTGGCAATCGCTTGGCCACTCGCTTGTCTAGCTCGCGCCAATATGCCTCTGTTTTTGGATTATAGCCAGATTCTACCAAAGACTGATCTATTGCTAAAACAATCTTCGAGGCCTCGTCCTTGGCGTTTGGATCGTACCAGCTATTCTTAGATACCCAGTCCTGAGCAAAGCTAGCAATGTCCGGATCTGGACCTTGAGCTTGCTGTTGGGCTGGCTGCTGAGATTGCTGATGCAGATCTTGGGCGACTTGGTTCTGCTGGTGCTTGTGGACCTGTAGCTGCTGTGCCTTCTGCATGGCTTGGTCGCGGATTCGCATGGCTTTAGCAACATCTTCGCCGTTACCGGCATCGATGGCTTGAGCAATGATTCTTTCTGCGGCCTTAACTTCTGCAAGCGTGTCGGCAATACGGTCATCAATAGTTGAGATCGCATTTCCCACAACAGACTTCTCGACCTGGAACATGCGCTTTTCAAGCGACTCGTTCCGTTGCCTCAGGAAGTTGAGCTCTGTTTTATCTCGCTCAATTGCCTGTTTTCTACGCGCTGCGCGATCTGTCTTCTCTTCGCGGCGTTTGCGACGTAGTTCTTCGCGGTCTTCATTGTCTTCTGAGAGACGCGAATCCTCTGGGTGGTCGTCGTCATCGTCTTCGTCACCTTCTTTAGTGGTTACGGGGACAAACTCGACTTCCTGAGGCTTACCCTTCTTTTGGTCCTCATCATCTTCGATGAGCATATTTTCTCCAGCCATTGCCTGCTCCTTTCAGCAGTTAGATAAACGCACGGATCGCAGTGGGATCCCCAGTGACCTTGGCAAGAACGTCCAGGTCATTGAACATCACAAATTCGATCTCCTCGTCACCGGACTTTACTGTCCAACGATCACCGCCGTATTTAGGCACACGGACGTAGGCGCCAACTTCACACCAGGAGCCTTCAGGCCACAGTTCCATGGTGTTCCGATTCTTGTAAGCCAATGTTCCGACCGCCACAACTTTGGCAATCTGCGTATTGCTGGCTTCTGTTTTTCTTGCTTCTTCAGGGATGTAGATACCGCCAGCCGTCTGGTTCTTGGCTTTGCGGACTTGAACAATCACGCGTGAGCCCAAAGGCTCGTGACAGCAGTCTACAGTTGGGAAGGCCTCGTCCAATGAGGCGTAAGTAAAGGACATGGGGGTTTCAAGTAGCATTCGCTTCTCCGTATGCTGGGGTTAAAGATCTCGACTATCATTCTCAACATCACGGTGGATCCGCTCAATCAGCTGGATGGCACGGTCAAGGCCTGCATAAATGCCCTGACGTTTTCCATATTCGAAGCTGATGTCCTTGCCTTCTGCTGTTGGTACTTTGATGGCCTCAACGGCCAATGCCAACTGCTCGGCTCGGATTGTCGTGATGATTTTTGCTAACACTTATCGGCGTCCGCCCATGACGGTGGAGATCTTGTCAGGACCTTTACCGCGCTGGCTGTTTGTGCCGCCATTGCCTTCGCCTTGGACCTTTTCGGTCTTCATCTTAGCCATGGTCTTGTAGTTTGCATCTGGCAAACCTGGGGTCGGTGAAGGATCGCTAGCGATCTTCTTGGCTTTTGGGTAACCTTTACCCATGGCCATTTGTTTGTGTAAGCTGATTGCTACCATTATTTACTCCTTATGAGCGCGGGTTGGGGTTTATTCCTGTCCCTGTTGAGACAGAAAATCTTTCGCCAGTTGCTACCTCTAGGGCGGCAAGCTGCTTGGCTGTTTGGTTGTCGGACTCGTTCATCTCCAAGCGAGCCTGGATCTGCGCTTGCACGCGACTGTCTTCGGCTTGTTGACGAATCTGTTCGATCTGCAATTGATTTTGCAACTCTTGGATGCGAGCTTGGATTGTCGCCTGAGTATCCTGGCTGCGGGCCTGGATGTCTGCTTGCTTAAGCTGCGCGTCTTGCTGCATCTTGGCCTGGGCAGTCTGCGCCGTGGCCTGATCCTTGGCTTGCTGATTCTCCAACTGCTTCTGGGCAATCTGGACTGACGGATCTTGCGGAGGAGGCGGTTGCATCTGCTGCAAGGTCTGAATGGCTTGTTCAATGATCTGCGGGATCTGACCAAAGGCCTCTTGGCTCTGTTTAGTCACGATCTGGCTTGTCGTTGCCAGTAGCTTGTCAAGGGCTTGTTTCTCCTCGGTCGTCGCATCCTTCTGAATCTCACCAATGTCTACTTCGGCAGCGCCGGAAGCTTCTTGGTAGATCTGAGTTGCATACCAAAGGACCATGTGCTCCTTGATATGGTCAAGCATCATAGGGATAAATGCAGGGCCAATGGCCTTGTTGTTGCCGAACATTGGGTTAGTCAAGAAGTCCAGATGGACCTGCAAGTGAGCCAAGTGGTCTTGCTCAGGGAAGGCCACAACAGGGCGGCGCATCGTCATCGCAATGTTCTCATTGACCGCATTCAGCTCTAATGGCTTAGGTGCTGGCAGCAAGAGGTCCTTACCTTGAGGCACCTTTAAGCGCTCAAGGAACATGGTCTCAACCTTGCGGAGGTCATACAACTGAGGCATCTTCTCGGCACGCTGCATGACTGCCTGTACTTGAGCAAAGCGCTGGGCTTCGCTGAAGATGTTGGGATCGCTGACTGGCACCACATTCATTGGGCCATCGAAGTCGCTGCGCTTGACCAACAGTTCGCCTGTCTCGTCGTAGACTTCGGCTTCTGTTAAGTAGGTCTTATTCAGGCGGAACAACAACTTCAGCACACGGCCCATTGAGTTGTGCAAGCGAGCATGAATTGCTGAAAACACAACCATGCCCTGTTCCATGCGAGCCAAGGTGGTTCCAACGGGGACGTTAGCGTTGCTGTCAGCCAAGTCTTCAAATGTCGTGCGGACAACGTTCTGGCTAGCATCAACCAAGAAGCCAAGCAACGTAAACAGGACTGGGCTTGGTGGGTTGTAAGGCATTGGCATGAGCATCTTGCGAATGTCATCTTGGCCAAATGAACCCTCGATCTCTTTCACTTCGGTCGGATCAACGCGGTCTGTCTGGCCGCCTGTTCCTGACTTAAGCTTCAGCAAGCCTGGGAAGTTGTTGATGTGGGCAGAGTCAAGCAAAGCTCGCAAAGCACCTGTTGCAGCGGCACTTAGGCCGCCAATCATGTGCGTCAGGCCAATCGGATACGCGCCACGCCAAGGCACGAATGGGAATTCAACCATCCACTGCATCTCTTGCTTGGTCTCGTCGTCTTCTTCCCAGTTGCGATAGATGGCCAACACGTTTTGCGTTGCCTTGTCTAAGCTGATGACATATGGAGCCAAGCCGTATTCATCGTTGAAGTCGTGGATGATGTAGCACTCATAGGTAGTGCGTAGACCATCAATGTTGTAGCTGTCTGAAGTACGACCTTCGATCTTGTTGTTAGCGGTCTCGGCCTTTGATTCATCAGGTGGCAGCGGACTGGCCATCAGGTCCACGTCCATGTACATACCAGACTCGACACGCTTCTGATATTCAATGCGAGTCAAGTACTGCACATGTGTCTTGCGCTCAGACGAATAGAAATTAGTTGCGGCGAACGGCAAGTAGACATCGTCGATTGCAACGAACTGAGGGACAGGACGCTTCTTGTTGGTATCCCAAGTGATCTTGAGGTACTGACCGCCACCCAAAGGCAGCTGAGTTGATAGCTGCTCAAGCTCAGATCTAAACTCTGGCATCTGCTCTGTCATCTGCCAGTTCATGAACTTGACAAGGCGGTCTGCTTTTTCTTGCTTCTCAAGAGTAACTTCGCCAACGATCTTGTCTTTGGCTGGGCCATCGGGCGGAAAGAGTTCCTTCATGACGCGGGCTGAGAAGTCCACGCAGCCTTGAGTCAGCATAGGGTGAACAACCTTGCTGGCTCCTGTGAACGATGCACCACCTGGGGCATCATCACCAAGGCCTGTACGACGCAGACCTTCTTCGTATTGCTCATCCCGCTTCTTGCGGGCTTCTTTGTCTTTTTCTAAGATGTCGCAGAGTTCTGATCCGAGGCTTGACAGTTCCCAACTCGCCATGTTCTCGGCAAGGTTAGCATAGAACTCTGAGTCGGCAGGCGTTGGGGATTCATCGATGGTGACCATTGCACCACCGTCATCGGTATCACGGACCTTGGAGTCGTCCTCAACCTCGTACATCTCGCCGTATTCTTGTTCGTTGTCAGCCATTCAATACTCCGGTTAGATCGCGTATGGGTTCACAAGCCTTGGCTTGATGTCCCGTTCAACTTTGTCTTCTGCTTTTCTGGTGACTGAGAGACTATTGCGATCGGCAAGCAACCTAAGCGCTTGCGTCGTTGAGTCCACAAAGTCGTCATGCTTAATCGATCCTTCACCATGAAAGCTGCACAGCTGCGAGATTAAAGGGTCCGCCCAAGAGCGAGGGCTCCCAGGCCGTTTGTCCGATTCTACCACCCAAATGAATCCATGTGCAAATAAATGCGAGACCGCGTGCAGGCGTTGAAGCTTGTCGGCACGACCAGGATTGTAGGGATAGGCGAGGATGTCCTCACGGGCCAGCATCTGACGCAGGCTGATGCCAGATCCTTTGTCCTCGATAATCATTAGGTCAGGTTGCTTGCCACCAAACATCGATTGCTTTGGGCCAATCAACGGCTTGATCATAGGCCTAAAGTCCTCGTCGCCATACCGCACCGCCCATTCTTTCTTGACCCGTTCGATCAGGCCAGGCAGACCGAGGTGATCTTGCCAACAGTCAAGCAGCAGGAAGGCTGGCTTCTTCTCGTGGCGGAAGACGCCCCAGACCGAGCACGCGGTTGGATCAGGGTCATGGCTCTTACGGTCTACAGACTTCTCCGTGAACGCCGTGTCAAGGCTCATAACGATGTAGTCAAGAGGCGGCAAAGGCTTGTCGGCCGGCCAGAGCTTGAACCAGCTACGCTTGATGATGCCGGTCTCTTCGGGGTCAATAACCTCGGCATGGATCTCTTGTCGTCCAAGCTGCGTGCCTTCGTACTGTGTGATCTCAGCAAGGAAGGACTTGGCAAGGTTTGCGGCGTTGTCATAGGTAGACCCTCGGGTGATGCGGATTCGGCTGTTCTTCTTCTCCGCGTCCTTGATCAGCTTACGGACCAGATCGATAGGCTTAGGAGTGGTTGTGATGATGACTCGTGGATCGTCGCCCAGGCGCAGACCGAACTTCATCATGTCCCATGTCTCGTCAACGTACTGCCAGGCAGCCAGCTCATCGCACCAGACTCGGTGGAACTGGGGACCGCGCAAACGACTAGGCTCCTCAGCCGAGAAGCCTCTGATCGATGATCCGTTCTTCAGGGTGATCTCACCGATGGACCGGTTGTAGTTGTCTATGAGGTAATGAGGCACCACGTTCATGATGCCCGAGTCACCCTCAAAGCAGACGCCTCTGATGTCCCCTGAGGTTGGCGCGATGACGCCACAGCGCACACCAGGGTTGTCGGCAGCATAGTTGCCAATGTCCTCTGCTCCTGTCCTTGTCTTACCGAAGCCACGACCAGCCAAGATCAGCCAAATGCCCCAATCACCTGTCGGAGTCATCTGCTGCTCACGAGCCGTGTCTTTCCACTTCAGCTTCCAGGCTATGTGAGCCAGGTCTGCTAGATCCAGGGTCGCGAGGTTTGACTGGATAGTCGTTAGCTCGGCCTTGGATAGGATCATTTGCCGCCAGCGTTTAGTTTGCCAATAAGGTCGGTGATCTGCCCAACAAGCTCGAGCCGTGCTTCAATGGGTCCTCCATCAGGTCCTGAGATCTCAACAGACCGCTTCTTGGCGTGACCATACTGAACCAGTTCCTTCATGCAGTCCTTGCGGACCAAGAGGTCGTGGTTAGGGTCGAAAGCCATCTCTGCCAATGCCTCGAGAGGATCTCCGTGCTTTTCAACGATCTTGTCGAAGATCTCTTGGCGCTCAACGTTGCGCTTGTTGACGCTGCCTTTAGGTCGACCAGCGCCGGGAGTCTTTTCACCCTTCTTGAAAGCCATAGCCAATACTCCTTATATTTTCTTCTTGTTATTCTAATACGGAGTGCGGGATCGCGTACATAGGCCCTTTCAAAAACGCTATAGAGTGTTTTTTTAGGCTAAACTAGTTGGATCAATACACTAAACTAATTATTATTGACTCGTTCGTTCGTTTCTTCAAATCATAAGATCTCCGTGTCTGCTAAAAGGTTGTATTGATCCTCTTTGTTTAGCCTAAAAATATCCTCTATAGCGTTTTTGGTCTTTTTGGCTCCTAAAACATAGTCTTACTTGTATAGAATGCTGTATAATTTAACTCTTATTCACTTAGAAAGAAGAAAACATCATGGGCAGACCACTTGAAGCAACATCTCCTCTTGACTTAGATACGATCAAGATTATTGTTTGGGCTAGCGAATATGGCTCAGGCCATCCAAACATCAGTCGACTGTACGATAACGAGGCAGCAGATGGTCTTGACCTAAGTCGAGGCACATTTTTTAATGCCGTTAAAGGTCGCAGGGTAACTCAGCAAGTTTTAGACAGAGTCGACGAGCTAATCGCAATTAAGGGCTGGAGGACCAAGTGGATCGAGCATTGCCGCGAAGAACACAAAAAGCGCGTAGTCAAAGCTTTCGAGAACCCCATGAACTATTGTTCCGTATGCGGACATGGCTGTCCTAACTGCGGAACTCCCAAATCCGAGAAACGTCGCAAGGCCATCTTCGACTACTTGAAGACAGATCCTATCGACCTTGGCTGCAAGGTGCGTGACCGCGAGGAATAAAAAAAGGGGGCGGTTAGGCCCCCTTAAAACTTCTCAGCCGGCAACTGCGTTTTCCCGGCAGTTCATTGTAAACCTATCTCAATCCAGCTGGACTAGATGCAATGTTGTGAGAGTCTACCAAGGCCCGCAAGGCCTTGTTTTCCGCCTTCATATCCCCCAGCAGCAAGTCTAGGTCCCTGGCGTCAGTCGACAGGCCTAAACCGCGCAGTTCCTGAAGTTCTGCCAGAAGACCATCTAGATCCCTCTTATTAACCAGGACATAGTCATCGACAGGATTTAATTCCTTGTTGACCTGAAGACCACCTAATGAGCCCAGGACACGCTTAATCCACTGTTTCATCCGTTCTTCTCCTTTAATTTAGCTTCTGCCCACCGCGTGCCCTCAACGAACCCCTGTACATAATCTGGCTCGTCAGAAATTAACTCGTTAGATATCTCCTCCGTAGTCAGCCCCACCCAAGGGCGTTGGTAAACTTGAATGTCGTCGTCTTCGTCTGCAATGTATCCCGCACTTGTAAGAACAGTGCGTGGTTTTAATTTATCGTCTTTCATAGCTTCTTCTCCACTTCGTTGTATGTGTTGGCGTACATCTTGGATAACTCTTCGGGCGGTACACCCGCCTGTCGTCCTGCTTCAGCTACCGCCATAAGCCCCCTAAAGAACTTAGTCCGCTCCGCTTCGGGCAGTGCCTCAATTTGTTCTTGGAATGTCATAGATTCTTCTCCTTCGCCATATCCAATAGTCGGGCAATGGTGTCTGAACGAAAGGACACTGACCACGCACCTGTGTCGGTTGGCGGACCTAAATGGTCCGCTACTAGGCAACCTTCCAACATCACGTTAAACATACGCTGCTCTACAAAGTCAAGTAGTTCTTTGTCATCCATAATTTTTCTCCTTGAGTTTGGCTTCTACAGCTTCTGCTATATCCCAAGCATCCACACTTTCGCCGTGGATACACTCATATCTCTCATCATGCGTCAGCCCCACCCAAGGGCGTTGCTGTGGGGCGGTGTAGAGTTTGTCCCATGCCTTCAACTTCATTTGCTGATGAGGAATTAGGCGAACATAACCAATATCATCATCCTCGCAAAAGACCCCCACAGGCTCTTGTACTGGCTGTGCCAATTCTTCAACACGCTTTTCCAACCTTTTAATTGTGGCTTCGTGATATTGAATGATGGTTGCGTCTACATCATGTTGCGCCCGTGCTTCCCACCCTTGAATAAAACCGTTTCTTGCTTGCATCAGCGCAGGGTTTGTCCACGCATCAGGCATACCTGTCATCCTTTCAAATGCTTCTTTCATGCTGCCTCCCATTGTTGTGTAATGCTGCACCAGTAAACGCCATGCGCTTCGGTTATGACGTGACCCTTAACGATGTCATCAACTTGCCCACCGAGTCTGTAATGCTCATCCTGTTTGATTGACATGAGGGATTCCTTGGGGCTAACTTCAACCAGCATATGAATCTTGCCGCTTTTAAGGGTTTTTGTGTGTAGGATTTTCATTCTGTTTCTTCTCTTTCTCTGATTGCTGCTACGGTGTGCTTGTCGAACCCATGCCATTGCTCCCATTGTTTTGCAACCTTCTCACGCTCATCAGCACGGACAAGGGCGGCAAACTTTTCTTTGTCGAAACAAGTTGAAGTGATATTACCTCTCCCATCAAAATACTCAGTTGTTGTCGTAGATGCTTGGTCAATAAGTAATTGAAGTTTTTTGTTCATGCTTCCCTCGCTTTCATCATTGCGTCTGCCATTTTGTATGCGTCTATTGCGTCATCTTGCATAGACGCACGTTTGTCTAGCAAAAATGTTTGCATAGCCTTGGCTGCAAAGTAATCTCGCAGGGTCATGCTCACCGCATGGTCTTTGGTAAAGTATTGAAGTGGTGGTGGTGTGTTGTTCATTCCTCATCCTCCTCAGGTAGTTCGTCAAGTAGGTCTGCCTCGCAGCAGTCACTGACCTCCACAAGCCGGATGTCAACTCCCGTTGCTCCCCAGTACTCGTATTGGCCAATGCCTTCGTCAATGGTTATGGTACAGCATTCTTTTAGGCAATGCGCGCAGTATTGTTCCATGATCTGTCTTTTCCTCCATCCAGTCATTTCAAGTCTTTGCCGATATTCCACAGGCTGTAGACAATTAGTCCCAATCCCCACAATGCCAGCCAATGGGTGTGAAGTATCCAGCCGTCAGCCATGACAGCCACCCAGCCAAGCCCGTTTATAACGCCGTGTTGAAATACGTTCATGACTTCCCCACTGCGTATCCGATCAGGTAAAAGATTGCCGCCACAACCATTGGATGCTTGAGGCAGCGGCCACTAAACCACCAGTCAATGAACTTGTCAATCATCGGTCAATGAACAGGCATTCGTTGTGGTGCCTGATCCCCCTAGAGTCTACGTAAGTCTCGCCGCAACCGGCTGACCATTCCAAGAGCATGAGCACCATGAAGCCCAGCATGATCACGCCAATGGTAGCTTGCAGCAGCCACATTCCAATCGCCTTTAAGTACTTCATACCGTCTCCTTGTGTTCATCTTCAAGCAGCTTGTTCAAGACAAATGCCTTCTTCAAGGCCTCATGCCCTTCAACATCTTTGAACGGCACAAAGTCCATGCGGTATCCGTCTGGGTAGTGCTTCTGGTAGTCGTTCTCATGGCGATCAGGCCGAGAGCCCTTGACCACGCCAAGATCATGCGGCATGTAACCTTCATGGCTGCAGACATGGCTGCCCAAGGCATGACCGTCTTCTGCTATGGCGACAGCTTGGTACCACTCGTGAGAGCCTCCATTGTTGAAGCCGTAGATGACGGGCAGCTCTTCAAGCGGCTTGCTGTGCGGGTTGTAGACCTCGTAGCCCTTGCCGGTCCATACGACCAAGTGCTCGTGAAGATATTGCTGTGCAGCGGCGGGGGTTGTCATACTGTCTCCTTGTGAAAGATAATCCGTAGCAGATGCTTCAAGTCGCTGATACCGCCATTGCAATAGTGCAGGTTAGGGTGCTTGCGATACTTACTTTGGACCGAATGGTTGATGAACTTGGTCATGAGGATCGTGTGCTCCTTGTTGAATGCCTGCATGCTTACCGCCTGCTCCGCTGTCACAAAGGTGAAGTCAATCTCTGGCCTTGATTGCTTGACGCATTCCATCTGATGTCCGTTGAGTCCGACGATCAACGAGGTTGGCCGCTTAACCTTGACCTCCTTGCTGCGTATCGTAAGCTTTTCTAGGTGTGCATCTAGCCAACCTTTTTCTAGCATGACAGATGGCTTGTCAGACGCAAGCTCTTGCTCCTCAAACTGCTGCCTTGCTGCTATCTTTGCAAGGATCCGATCAGCGAGGGCGTCTATGAACAGCTCAAAGACTTCGCCCAGCGTGTCTATCTTCTTGGCCGGCGGCTCAGGCAGTGGCAAGGGCTCTACGGCAGGCGCAGGCAGCGACTTGGCAGCCTTCTTGCGATGTTCTTCTGCCTTGGCTCGCGCAGACGCAATCATAGTCTTGTAGTTAAAGATGCGCTGGTCGCTAATAACAGACCGGCGTTCGTAGGGTATGACCTCCTCTTGGGCATTACGCAGCAAGACTTTGCTGGGGATAATGTACGGCTTGGAGTAGCACATGTCGACCATGCACTCGTGAAGCGCGCGCTTTTCTTCTTTGGTCCAAACTATTCTCATGATGCATCCTTCAAGTAAAAGCCGTTGATCTGGTCTTTGGTAGCGTAAAACGCATCCTTAGAAGCGTAGAGTCCGACGTACTCGTCGCTGACGACAAGCACTTGGCCGTTGCGCAGCGTGATGAAGTCAAGCATACAGCCTCCACCTGCGTTCTCAGTCTCAACTGTCACGATGTTGTCGGGTTTAATGCGTAGTTCCATGATCAGATTTCCTCTTGCTGCACAACGATCTTGTAGCCTAAGGACTTGATCGCGTTGATGGTAGTAGGTGTGAGAGTCTTAGTGCCAACGAGATTGGCAAAGATCTGAGCAGTCTCGCAGACTGGGTAGACTGCTTTTGCGCCATAGTTGCTGGCGATGCGAACTGTGATGAAGTCCATGCTGTTCTCCTTAGCGGCAGCCAGAGTTGATGTTGGCTTCTTTGATGAAGCGCACGATCTTCGCAGTACTAGACGCGCCCAAGCGAATGTCCATGCCACAAAGTTCGTTAAAGATCTCCATGGCGCGTGGTTCACTGCAGCCAATGGTCTTAATGATGAGCTTGATGTAAGTGTTCATGATAAACCTTTCTTCTTTCTTAGCACTGCGGAATGCTGTGCTTGGTTGCATTCTAGCGTGAAACTACGCACTGCGCGCATTATTTGCAAAATATCTACTGGGACATGTACTAGTATTTAATTGCTCGCAGTGCTGCACTACGTAGTAGAATGCTTGCATTAAAAGGAATTTCCACATGAGAGTAACAGTCGCTAAAAAGATCGCCCACGAGAATGGCATGTCGCTGGAGTATGACAACAACATGCGCCTCTATATCTTGCAAGACAAGGAGCAAGGCTGGCCTGACCAGTTCTTCCCTGGCAGCGCGCTGCGGACCATGGACAACGACGTGTTCATGTCCTTCTTCCTGCGCATCAAAGAAGCCTAACTTAGCCATTCTTTCCACTCGTCGCCTAACACCTGCGACGAGAGCATCTTCTTCTCACGTAAGGCCTTGACGATCTTCTCGTCAACGGACTTCCGGCAGATCAAATCCACGTAGGTCACTGTATTCTTCTGGCCAATCCTATGCGCCCGATCCTCTGACTGCAGCCGGTGCTCCAGGTTATAGCTGTTGCTGTAGTAGACCACGTTGGTTGCTGCCGTCAGCGTAATGCCAAAGCCGCCTGTCTGAGGGTTTCCCACGAAGTACGTGCAATCAGGGTCTGTCTGAAAGCGGCGGACGGCTTCCTGCCGATCCTCATTAGACGTGTCTCCGTAGTAAGACACGATCGCCTTCTTGCCAAACTCTTCCTGCAGCCTTGCTTCGATGTCTTTGATGTCTGATCTGTAGTTCGCCCAGATGATGACCTTGCCTGAGGCCTCGTCAAGCACCTCCATCAACGCCTTCATCCGATTATTCTCGATGGGAATAACCGTGCCATCATCCGTTGTGAGGTGCCCGCACACCAGCTGGTGGAGTCGAAGCAGCTTGGTAAGTACGATGGGAGCCGAGACCAGCTGGCCATCCAATTCGGCCATAGCCTTCTCTTTAAGGCTCTTGTAATGCTTCTTCTGCTCGTCCGTAAGTTCCACCTCGTAGTATTGGTAGATCTTCTCAGGCAGGTCCAGGCACTCTAGCTTGGTGCGGCGTGATGACCATGTCTGAATTGACTTAGTAAGCTCATCAAGGTTCTTGAAGCCCTTGACCTTGGTAAACGCCCTATTGCCTGCCGTGATCTTGACCATCTCCGCGTACTTTGCACGGAACGTGTAGAAGCTGGTGAAGCCTAGCAGATGCGGATTAAGGAACCAGGCCTGGCTGAACAGGTCCAACGGGTTATTGGTCACCGGAGACCCTGTCAGGATCCGTCGGTAGTCCGCCTTCCTGCCTATCTTAAAAGCAGCCTTAGTGCGCTTGGCATCCCTGTTCTTGATGGTTGTGGATTCATCAATCACCATCAGGGTCCGGTGGCAGTTGACAAAAGATTCTGCGGTCTTGAAGCTGCGGTCAAAGGCCAAGGCCTCGATGTTCATGACAAAGATCTTTAGAGGCTCCATGGGCGTCAGCAGCAGGTCGTAGCTCTTCTTGAGTTCGGTGCTTGCTGCCGAGTCCCAATACGTACCGACCCAATCGATATAGTCAGGCATGTGTTCAGGCAGCTCCTTGGTTACCCAGTTGCGGTACGAACCCTTGTTGCCTAGGATGAACACGGCATTGATCTTGCCTGTCGCGTACAGCCACGCAGCGGTGTCGACCGTGGTCTTAGACTTGCCCAGCCCCATCTCCCAAAACAAGGCATATTCATCCATGTCCCGGCTGAGCAGGAAGTCCTTGTCTTGATGGTCGAACGGCTTGGTCTTGTATTTGTAGTCAATCATTTGCAGGTCTCCGTATAAGTCGTTTCCCCAAACCTTGTAGAGGAATTCCACTTTTTGTTGCACGTTGAACATGTGACGTCGCAAGAAGTGGTATTGCCATCAGGATTAAGGTTGCTGCCCTGCTTGTCGTAAACAGGAGGAAAGTACATAGCAGTGGTCATGCTCATTCCATGTTGAAAGCGGCAGTCTTTTTCACAATTGGGATTGGGGCTGTTTGTCATAGGTCAAAGTACCTTTGCGTGCGCGGCGTGATGATGTGAAGGTTCTTCTTGGTTCTTGTCGCAGCAACATAGAACACGCGAAGCTCGTCGTCTTGATTCTCTTGGTAGCCGTCATAGGTCTTAGGGCTAAGGTCCGTGATCAGTAGCACGTTGTCCGCCTCGCCACCCTTGCTGCCATGTATTGTGCTGATGGTGATGCGGGGGTCGCCACTTAAAGATTCGCCTTGTCTTAATGCGGCCAGGAAATACTCCTTCTCCTCGTCGCTGATGCGGTCAAGGGCCACGTGCCAAATGGCCTTGGTCTGCAGCCCGTACTTCGCCTGCAGCACGTCCAAGTTGACCATGTCTTCTGTCAGTGTCTTCAAGGACAGGTGACCGTGATCGACCATCCGCTTTGACATGTGTGAGTAGACCAGCTTCAACTGATCGGCTTGGATGAATTCACCCTTGCGAAGCTTCTCCCAGGACCTTATGGCAAGCAATGCCTCGGACTTACGAGGGCTCATTCCTTGACACTCGTAGGCGTAGCCCTCACGATGGCATAAGTCAACCAATTCCTTGAGCATATAGACATTCCTAGCAAGCAAGAGCCATGTTCCTTGGCCCATGTCAACGTGCTCTATGTCGTTATGGTAAGTTATCGAGCCCAGATGCGCAGCAGGTTTGAACGTCTTTTCACGCCGCCGAGTGACCGATTTAATAATTTCAAAGCTGAGGTCGTGCACAACCGCCGGTATTCTGTAGGACTGGTCAAGTACGCGCACATTCCCAGCCAAGGATATAAAATGATCGATGTCCGCTCCTGCCCATCGAAAGATTGCTTGATCATCGTCTCCAGCAATATAAGTCTCATCCGCTTTCTCCATCATTCGTTCAACAACCATCCACTGTAGCTTGGATAGGTCTTGTGCTTCATCCACCAGGAGGGCTTTTAACTTAGGTACGAAGCCTTCTGACCGCATCAATTCAAGCATATCCGTGTAGTCGATCAGGCCTTGGTTGTCCTTGTACTCTTTCAGCGACTTCCCAAACTGTTCCAGTTCAAACCACCCGAGGTCATCGTCATTTAAGTCTTCCCACTGCTGCTTGAGTGGCACGCACCGGATCCTGGCCATGCCTTCAACAAAACGCAGCTTATCGCCCTGAGCCATGCCAACCAGCGTGCCGTCCTCACCAGTCTGGCGGCCCGTGATTTCAACGCCTAGCTCATCGCAAAGTTCTTGATAGTGGCTGTGCTGCATGACCTGCTGCCGGCTGAGTCCTAGCTGCCTGAATGCAAGGCTGTGGATCGTGCGAAAGAATGGCATCTGCTCCACTGAGAATCCAAAGCGGGCCCTGGCCTTATCCCTGGCTTCTGTCGTAGCCTTCTTGGTGAAGCTGATGAAACCAATCTCATCAGGCTTGACGCCCTTCTCCAGCAAAGACTCGACGATGTTCATAAGCGTCGTTGTCTTGCCGGTTCCAGGTGGTCCAAGAATAATGTTAGGCTTAGATAAGGCTACCATTGCTAAAGTCCGGAGTCTGATGGCCCTTGTCCTGGAAAGAGAAGGCAGGCACAGACCAGACAGTTGCTCGCTTGCCGTTCAGCTTGTAGGTGTGCGTCTCTCCACCGTAATCGCGGATGGCGGAGCTGATCTGGTTAAGCTTAAACTCCTTGAACTTCTGCTTGTCAAGGAAGTTGATGAAGTCAGCTAAGCGGAACAGGTGCCGATTGTCGTCACGATCATGGAATGGTTTGCCAAGGAGGATCTCGTCAAGATGCTTGGCTTGTGCCTTGCCGGTGCAATAGCGTTCCAGTAGGTCAATGAACTGGCCCTTGGGGCTGGCGTCTTCAGGAGCCTCGATGACGACCACGTCAGCAAGTAGGGCCTGGATCATTTGGTTCCACTGCGTCAGGTTCATCTTTGGTGGCATGTAGTTCATGGCCTCCATACACCGCTTCTGGAAGCCCGCCTGGTTCTGCAGGTCTTCGGTGTTTAAGGACAGGCGCATGCCGTTGTCCATGTCAAGAAACCAGATGGGCGGTTCCGTGTTGTACTTGCTCAGAGAAGATAGACGCGGCGTGCCTGACGTCTGGCCCACACCATACTTACGCATGCGGCACATACCAGCATTGCAATTAGGCCGGAGCGGCGGTCGGCTGCAGGTGTACTGGTAGTCGCTGTTTTGCATTGATTGGATGACACCCATGGCCTCAGACTCTGACAACGGAGGATCCATGATGTCAATGTTCATCTGCATGACCAGTGGCTGCCAGTCATCTGGTTTCATCTTGCGTGCCAAGACGCATAGGTTAAACAGGCCGTTGTTACGTGTACCTTCTGGGAAGCCAGTTTGAGCTAGCTTCTCAAGACACGGAGGACCATCCTTGTAGGCACGCTTTTTGCTTTTAGCTTCTGCAAACTTAAGGCGCACGAAGTTGGCCCTCGTAAGCTTAATGCCCTCGGCAAAATCTAGAAAGTCAGTGATCTGAACTGGACCGCCGTTTTCAGCAACCCCATATCTGGATGTTTGATCGCCTTCAAAGTAAGGCATGTTGATCCAGTTGCCGACGTCGCCACGTTCTGACAACACCTGATCTTGCTTTGGAAAGATCTCGCAGTTTGGATGGCCAATCACGCTGGCCAACTCGCCTAGCTTTCGTTTAACATCAGCTGCCGGTATCGGCTCGCTGAAGAACATGTAGATGTGTGCACCGCCAGACTTGCTGCGGCAGACAACTACTGGAGCCTTCGCCTTAATGCAAGCATCAACGGCCTCCTTAAGGTCAAAATTCTTGTATTCGTCAATGTCAATCGCACCAAAGAGACATGTGTTGTCCTCTCTGATTGGCACAATACCGATCCCTTTTGTTCCAGCTAGGTGTGCATCCCACAGTTGCTCCGTAACCGGCGCCCTCTTTGTGATTGCTGTCCCCTGTACCTTTAGACCAGTATTCTTGCCATCGATGTCATAGGTTCCGTAGGCATTTGTGTGCCCGGAAAATAGCGCCATGAATCTTTGTGCAAGCATATTTCTTTCTCGTTATTGTTGATGAAGGGAGCGGCCTAAGCCGCCCCTGACTTAACCGCCTCGCGTCGCAGCTTTCAACGGACTATTTGTCACGTGATCTGTCTGCGCTGCAACCTTGACATTAGCCTTTGCAGCAGAGGGTCGGTAGCTAGACTTTGACGCCTTGCCTTTTGTGACCCCCTGCTTATGGTAACGACCAGGGCCTTTTTTAGTGGCTGATGGATTCTTGTTACTCATGACTTGTCCAATCAATACGGCACGTCGTCTTCATCAATAGCCGCGCCATCTTCAGGCGGGGCAGCAACCTTAACAATACCGGCAGTCACGTCTTGACCAAACTTCTTGGCTGCGTCGTAGATGCTACGGTCTTGAACCATGCTTGGATCGTTGATCAACCAGCCATACCAGCTGTTTGTATCCTTAGTCTCCATGCCGGTACCCAAGTGATAGCTATGGCTAAATGGAGGAGGCGTGAATGACTTGTCGCCAACCTTAACTTGCAAGGCCATCATTTGACCGAGCCAGCGACGTGACTTCTTCAACTGTGTCGAAGACATAGCAATGAGGGCGCGCTCAAAACCGCCTTCTGACAAGATTAGCACATAGTGATAAGCTGTCGTGACGATCAAGTTGCCGTTGGCCAATACGTCTTGATTGCGTTCATTTTTCTTAGTCTTTTCAAGGATCTTGTCCTCAGTCCATTCTTTGACCAAGCCGCCGCCAGCTTCACGAGGAGTCCACTCAACGTAGCTTTTCTTAAATGCGCAAGGAATAACTCGGATTTCTTTCATCAAGACACCTGTGACAGTGTTGATGATCAAACCCTCTTCAGCACCAGCAACTTTGGTGACTCCGCGAAGTTCTGGCGACAAAGCCTGCAGCACCTTGAGGTACGGGATAGCGACATCGTTAGCAGATACGTTCTCAAAACCGAGACCGGCATCAGCCATCATGTCGTCAGTAAATGCCACAAGGGCGGTCGGCTGCTTGACAGCCACTTCAGTTTTCTTTACCATCATTTGCTCCTTTTAACTTTAGCAATTTGGCCGATGTACACGTTAAAAAGTTCAAGTGGGAATTCGGCTCCGCTTTCCACTTGCTCTTTGACAAATGCTGTCAAAGTCTGAGGATGAACACCCATCTTGCCAGAATAATCCATGCCTTGCTCTAGCAGCTGGGCTTTGAACTCTTCGGCTTTCTCGTGCTCACCGCGATTAAATGTCAGGACTACCTCGTCTTTAATTAGCGCCTCGTGGCCATGGTCTTCCAACCAGCCAAAGCACTCATCACGTTTCTCGTCACTGATCTTGGCGCTGTAGTACGGTTTGACGGTCACTTCACTACCGTCTGTAAGCGTAAACTTTGCCACACCGATTTCTGCCATAGCATCAGGCAACTGCTTTTCAGCAATGTTCTTAGCTCGTTCTTTTAAGAGCTTCAGATGCGTTTCCACATCTTTAATCTCATCATCAAGTTCTGTGTACTCTTCTGCAAGCGTACTGATCTTGCCTAAGCCTTGGTCAGTTGGCATCTGACTGTCAGCCATCATGTCTTCTTCAAGCATTTCTAACTCCTGTAAGGTCTGCCTCAAGGGCGTAGTAACGATGCTCCTGGCGATCCCATTTCAGCATCTTGATCTTGCCGCTGTTAAAGCCAGCAGCAATTGCAACGGACATACCAATGGCAATGGGGTCACCAATAGCCAGTAGAAAATCGCTGTCCGAAAAACTCTTAAGCTTGTCGCGCAGGACGCGGATGGTTGGCGCAGTGGCCATCATCACTTGCCCTGGCGGCAGCAACGTCTGAAGGTCACCATACTCCGCGGCAGGCAGCAGGTTAAACTTCGGTGATTCTTGTACGACATAGACTGTCATTGTTTTCCTCCAACTTGTGCATGACGCACGACAAATTCAGTGCAAAAAGGTGGCACGTTAAAAAGCAGGCTATTCATATATTCCCAATCAAATGGCTTGCTGCAGGTCCAGATCTCAAAGAGAGTCATATCTCGCTGAATCTGGAGTACCTTTAGGACACTTTCGTTGCGAGCTAATACAAACACACGTCCTCCGCTTTCTTGGCGCTTACGGTGCCATAGAACCTGTTCTGGACGTAGCTCACATTTGTTCTTAGCATCCAATACTTTTAACTCTAGCCAAAGCTCATTGCCCTCATGGCACATGTTCACGTCTGGAGTTCCCCTGGTAAGGGCATTCTCAACGCGTTCCACGTGGCCAGGCAGCTTAGCTTTAACTAGAGCCCAAAACTGGCTTTCCTTCATAGCTTCACCTCCACCGCTTCTCCCCAGCTGGGTCCAAGATCGCAATCTACTTTTAATGGCACGACCAAGTCTACACATGACAACATCTCCTGGCGGATCAATCTGGCGTGATCCAAGTCCCTTACGCTAAAGTCTAATTCATCGTGGATAGTCAGATGAGGTACTTCGCCTTTTTTGAACAGGTTGATCATGGCCATCTTGATCATGTCAGCTGAAGATCCTTGTATGACGGCGTTCATGGCCTTGTGCACAAAATATCGTTTTAACGGCAGCCCGTACTTTTCCTCAGCCAAGTCCTTCTTTAATGGGATCAGACCTAGCGTGTATTTAGGTGGTCCAAACAACTGGAACCGTCTGCGTCTACCTAAGAACGTCTTGACGTAGCCCCTGTTGGTTGCAATCCGCGTGCATTCCTCGCCAAGAGCCTTAATAAACGGCACGTTGGCATGGTATTGCTCGTAGACTCGCTTGGCCTCTGCTGGCGGCAGGCCCAGTTGGGTAGCAGCCTTGGCAGCACCCATACCGTAAGCCAGTCCAAGATTTAGCGTCTTCGCGTTTTTACGAGTGATTCCAGCCATGTCAGCAACGAGCTGATGGTAGTCAGTATCAGGGTCGTCAAGATACCTATTGCGAGCAATCTCAGCACCAGGAAAACCACGCAAATAGCTGTAGTGAACCGTGACACGAGGCTCTTGCTGCGAGTAATCGAAGACGCCCCACTGACACCCATCCTCAGGCACAAAGATGCTTCGGATAAGAGGAGCCAGCACTGGATCTCTAGCTGGTACTTGCTGCATGTTCGGATTAGACGACGCAAAACGCCCGGACTTTGTGCCACCCCGATCGTCACGAACCTGTCTGAATGTTGGGTAAATTTTGCCATCTTTTTCCATCTGAATGATTTTGCTATCGATAAATACACCACCAGCCCGGTCAAGCTTCCGGATCCTGGATATTAAGGAGAAAAATTCATGTTCACTAGCTTCAAGAAACTCACCGGGAAAACTAGCATTCCCCTTTTCAGTCTTTGGGTAATCCAGCTTCAATGCGTCACTGGCTGCCTGTATATCGTCACCAGACCAGATGTCTACATCCCGCTCTGCAACCTTCTTGAGTTGCTCCGTCAGCTTGCCTTGCTCATCAAGTAGTTGAGCCTTAACCTTGTGGGCCCGGTCAAGATCGACTGGGACCCCACGTTGGCGCATGGCCACAATCACATCAACTAGCTGCGTCTCCATCTCAAAGACTTCCCACAGCTTCTCGTCGTGCAGCAAGACTTCTTGTTGGGCAAAGATGCGGATAGGCAGGTCTGCGTCCTTGCGTCCGTATGGGGCCACCTCAGCAGCATGAAACTGCCAAAGGTTTTCTTTGACCTTGCTCGGGTGGATACCGCGGCGAACAGCTGCTGCAATCAGCTCTGTCTCGTCCTTTGTCTCTCCAAGGTAAGACTGGGCCAGGGCATCAAGCTTGTAGGTGATGCGGTCCTCATCCAGCAAAGGCTCGGCAATCTGCACGTCATACTTAGGACCTCCTACCTTGACGCCTTCTGTCAGCAACCATTCAAGGTCGTAAGGCAGGTTGGCGCCAATCTTAGGAATGTCTGTCTTCAGCATGTCCTTTAGCCAAGTAAACGCATTGTCAGGGTTAAGGTTCCCACCTGCTGCATGACGGACAGGATAGTACTCAGCAAATCCATCATCAGTTGCGACAGAAAATCCCACGATGTAGCCATCTCCGCGTACTCCTCCAGGGCCTTTAGTCATTAAGTTCGGGTCGCGCGTCTCGCAGTCGATTGCGATCCTCTTCGCTACTAACAGATTGGGAAAGTGCTTCGGCGGTTGATAAGATGATACGTCCATTTTTAATCCAGAGTTGTTTTGCAGCGTCATGCGGGTATGGTTCAACGTAGACTATGCGCTTGCAGCTTGTGTTTAGCAAAAGCTTTGTACAAGTCATGCAAGGCATAGCAGTTACGTAAGCCGTGTCTATTTGTTCAACGTCCTTACATTGGAGTAAGGCGTTTTGTTCCGCATGAATAGCTTCACATACATCCAGGCCAGTGCCCGAAGGCAAAGCAGCACCGGGACAGCGAACGTCAGTGCAATGAGTATGACCACGAGGCACCCCGTTATAACCAGTACCGAGAATATGCCCACGATGAGATATGAGAACGCAGCCCACACTCCTCCTAGCGCAAGTACTCCTTCGACTAACGAGTAAAGCCAGTTGCGAAAAGTATTCATGTTTGCCTATCCTTTCCATGTTGATAATTCCTTAAGAAAACCGTTGTGCACATGGCCACCTGCCAGTGTCCACAAGTGATTAACTAAGTGGTCGTAGTCATCAAAGTATTCAAGGTCGATTGGGGCGTAGTCGCCTAGGATCTCTCCGTTTAAGCAAGCATCTACCTTGAACCAGTTCTCTTCGTACAGGTGCTGACTTGCTGCGTAAAAGTGCAGGGAGCCAAGCTGAACAGTTAAACCTTTTTGACGAAGAAGCAAAGCAATACCTGCTGACAGCATGCTGAAGTTAAACCAGTCGTACGGCACGCCAAGCCAAGCGTCAGAGGAACGCATGTTCATAAAGCAATGAAGCATACCGGAGCGAATCACAAACTGGCAGCTGATAGTGCAAGGGATGTCTCTTGAAGCACGAGGGTTTGGACGCCATATCGTGATGACCGCTTGCCGTGTGTCTGGATCAGCCAATAGCGACTGAACAACGTGAGCCAGCTGGTCGCGTATTCTTGGGCCGTAGGCTCCATAGAAAAAGATGCCGTCGTCAGAGAAGTTGCTGATCTGCTTACTAAAACGGGCGATGGTGCTAACGCGGTTGTCGCCTGACATAATCCAAGCTGCTTCGGCCGCCATAAACTTATAGCCAAGAGCCCGTTCCTTGATGGTGATGACGGGCTGGTTCATGTCAATCATTGACTTAAAGCCTAAGAGCTCTTTTGTCTTTTTGCCACGTGGGCTTGTCTCGCTTCCGCTGCGCATGACAATATCTAGCAAGCCTTGCCAGTTCATGTTTGTCGTGTTAAATGTCGTGTTAACCATTGAGAGCCTCCTTAAGTTGAAGCAAAAATTCACCGGCTTTGTTAAACCGCTTTGCGTATGACGGATGATAGACGCTGGAGATGCGGCGAGTGAGCGAATGCACTGACGCATGAGCCTCATTGCCAAGACAAATCAAATGCAGATACGGCTTTGCTGAAAGGCACCTGTCAATGTGCTTAATACCATCCTGATCATTAGCATTGATGTAGACGGCTCTTGTCTCGTCAAATGTCAACTCATGCAGGGCACTAGCAAAAAACTCGCTTGAATTGCCAAAGTCATAGAAGGGCCAGCTGACTGCTCTAAACTTGCTGTTAGCCTTGTCTCCAACAAAGATAAAGTTGGCCTCATGCACATGTCCTGCAAAGTTTTCTGTACGCAGGTCAAGGGCTGGCGCGTATTGCTTAGTCATGCGAGAATCAAGGACTGACATCGCCATGTCAATGTAGACATCAAGGTTGGTACCTTCAATGTCGTATCGATAGGGCAGAACGTCATCGCGCAAGCGCATGCCAAACACAGACAGCTGCTGCGCGTAGTCGCTATCATGGCCAGCAAAGCCTCCTTCAAACAACTGATCAAAGCGCTTGCGCACTGGGTCCACGTTGTCATACATCTCTTTGCGCTCTGTCTTCAGCTGCTCAAACTTTTCTTGATGGCCTTGTGGAGATTGCGCCAAGATGTACATACCTCCGACCTTACGGATGATGCGATCAATCATGCGTCCCATGTTAGGCCAAGGGCTGCCATTACGGTAGACCTCTGCATAGATGGCTTCGCTCATCCACAAGCGATCAATCACTACAAGACGTGTACGAGCAAGCTTTAACGCGCGATGCAAAGCAGCTGTGTGATACAGCGGCATCTTTGTAGGCCAGCGATACGTGTTGTGAATGTAGACGCCATCATGCTTGTCGCAAATAGCTTTAGCAAGAGTTGTTTTTCCGGTGCCGTCGCAACCATCGATGACAATAATGCCTTTCATTCTTTCTCCTTTCTAATGAGGTCCGTAAGCGTTGGGGCCACGAATCCTGCAGGTTTCACTATATCATAGGTAGACCCGCGTTTGCTATCTTCTTGCCTTAAAGCGCGCACTTTTTTCATGTTGGCTTGATGCACCCGCAAGAACCCTTGCTCAAAGGGTAGGCCTGCTAGGTACGCCGCACCAAGAGCTACGTAGACAAGGTCAATCAGGCCGTCAAAGTACTCCTCAAGATCACCGTTGATTGCGGCTGCCCGTATCTCATCAAGCTCTTCTTGCATGTGCGAATTTTTAAGCTTCCAGATTCCTTCTACCGGAAAGTCTGGCTGATCAGTAGGCTCTAATCCAAACTTTTTATGAAAATCGGAAACCATATCAAACATGTCCATGATCATTCTCCAAGATAGTCAAAGAGGGGCTGCCAAGCGTCACTGCTGGAGAGCGGCTTTGTGAGGTCTGAGAACTTGCCAGGGGTAAACAGCTCTTGGCTTTTCGGCAGTTTGACTCGCCAAAGCACATTGCGTGATCGGTGGGGATAGAGCGGAGCAAAGATAGTTGCCAAGTAGTTGCTGTCGTAGTAATCACGCAGGCGGCTGAACACTGCATCGAGGTCATCTTTTTCAATCATTTCCTTGTAGTCTTTAATGGAGGCAAAAGTGCCGTAGTGGGCGTCAACTTCCAAGCCTACCTTGTGGAGCATCAACTGCATTACTTCGTAGGTCATCTCGTTGACGTGGTTATCTGCTGCCCCAACCTTTGCGTCATAGACTGGCGTGGACAAGAATGCTACGCCTTCAGGGGCCAAGCGATCGCGGATACCTTCGAGCATCTTGTAGGCATGCAGCGGCTCAACGTGTTCAAGGACCTCAAAGCTTGTGATCACGTCAAACTTGTCATGCGGCAGCTGGCAATCTGGGAAGGCCACGTTGCCAATCAAGGTTGGCTTAAACTTAGTGTTCTCAAAGGCCTTAGGCATCTCAAGCTTGTTGTAGTCAATGCCGATGTAGTCAAGGCCATCTGAAGCCATGCGGCTGGTCATAAGCATCTTTGCCAGTGGTACGTCCTTGCCGCAGCCAATGTCAAGCAACTTGCAATCCTTACGATGCTTAGGGTTGCCCATCCACTTGGCCACATGGGTCCAACGTAGACAGTGGGCAATGTAGTCGCGATGAATGAAACCGCGCTCTTCCGCCTGATCAATGCTCAGGTGGGTATTGTCGATGGACTTTCCTCTGGCGTTTGCCATAATTTTCTCCTAGAGTGGGAAGGTAGGGGCCGAAGCCCCAGGTTTTATGCTGCTTCGGCAAACTCGACGGCTAAGTCAAGTGCGTGGCGCTTGCGAGTTGCGGCTGAGCCAAACCACGCGCTTGTCAGACGCTTGTCTTGGTCAGTTCCAGCGACGTGGTCGTAGTAGTACGTCACGGCGTTGAATGCTCCCCACCAAGTACCTGCTGACGTCTTCAGATCAGCGCCTGGTTGGGTTTGCACGATGTCGATCAGACGGTTGACTGTACGGCCAAGATCTGAACGGCTGACTGAATCATCTTCTGAAGCAACCAAGGCTGCTTGATATTGGTCCGGATTGATGAGCTTGGAGAAGAACTCCATGACTTGCTGGTCCTTGGCGCGTTTCGTGGACAAGAACTCTGCTTGCTGCTTGAACACGTCAAGCGACTTCATTGCAAGGCCAACTTTTTCTGCAGCAGTCTGCTTGATCTCGTCGTCAAACGCGCGATCGTGAGACATGCGGAAAGTGTTGTCTTTGTTTGTATTGTTCTGAAGAGCCGCTGTCAACGTATTATTGCAAACTACGCGGATTGGCGTAAACAAGATCTGCAAGCTACGGCCCCAAATGTGTGGATTGTCAAGCAAGATGTAGCCTTCGACTTCGTCTTTGCCGCCCAGCATAAAGCCGCCGTTAATCTTAGCAAGGCCCCAAACGCGCTTGCCACCGCAAAGAGAGCCGGCAGTCTCCATCTTCATATCGCCGGCTTTGCAAAACTTGTCAAAGAACTCAAAGACGTCGCTGTTTTGCGTGGGCTGGTATTCGTTGCCGCAGATGCCAAGGATCTTGCTGTCTGTGTCGCGCACCAAAGCGTAGTGGCTGTTTAGCACGTGGTCAAGTTCGTCGACGACCAAGGCCTTCTTCTGAACTTTCCAGTCAAGGCCAGCTACGTCAAGCATCTGGGCGGGGGTCAGGTTGTCTGCGACGGGGGTGCCAAGGCCATGCCAAGGGGTCTCATTAGCGTAAGCCATCGTTTCAACTTCGTGAGCCATGATATTCTCTCTTTCTTCTTTCTGTTTATGCAAGCGAGATTGCTGTGCATGGGATTGATTCTAGCGCGTAAAACCACGTGCTACGCAGTTTTTTTAATTTATTTTCAGCTGGGACTTTTACTAGCTATGGTTTCAAAAAAGCTATAGAGTACTTTTTAGAGCCAATACAGAGTGAATCAATTCATTTAACTAATTATTATTGACTCGTTCGTTCGTCTTCTCTCTAGATCGCGCAAGACCAAAACAGAGAGTATTGATCCTCTTTGTATAGTCTAAAAATATCCTCTATAGCGTTTTTGATAGGGCCCCACGGAGCGTCAGACCATGCCACCATACTGATATTGCATTTCGGCAAGCTCTGGGTGCCTTCTGGTGACAACAGAGGACGTTCTGGCCTTGTTGGCCTTGCGTTTCTTCTTAACCAGACCACCTTTGGCTTGACCATTGTCTCGCATCTCCCTAAAGTCATCGGCTATGATTCGAAGATTCTCAATTAGCCTGGCCTCAACGTTTCGGTTCCAAGGAATTTCTTCTGCCATCGGACCAATCAGGTCTTCCCAAGCCTCTTCACCGTAGCGTTCAAGTGTTGAGATGTCTCTATCAGCTTGCCGCATAGCTTCTTCTGCGGTCATATCGCTGTAGATTGCATCGCGAAGGGCCTCGCCAATCTGGCCTGCCTCACGCGTCGCAGTTACGTCTAAGTCTTCAAGCATGCGAGCAGCCAATTCGCGCACATCAAAGTTAGCATTGGCGTGCGGTCCCACCCGATAATTTCTAACCATGTTGGTTAAAGCGCTGATGGTCGTATTATTGTCGTCAATGAGGTTTTCGCTAAAATACAGCTGGGCCAATTCTTCAGCTTGACGAATTCCACGCGGTTCCATGGTCGTCATCATGTCCTGAAAAGACATGTCTTGAATTTCACGAGGAACAGCCTCCCGCTGGGCAAGTTGCAAAGGTTGTTGAGCAGGGGCAACAGGGGCGGGCAACTGTGTGGCTTGCTCGCGCCTAATTATCTCGTCCGTGACCATGTTGGCAGCACCATCACGAGATGCTTGCGACAGATTTTGAAAGACCGTCCAAGGATCGCCCGCGCGAGCAGCATCTCGCAGCATTGTCAAACCAACGACCGTTGTATCAGGGTGCCTAAATCTTGCTTGGATCTCTTGAACAGTGATCGGTGGAATGTCGTACCTTCTTGCTAGTGTAAAAACATCTGGCTCATTAGCAACCGCTCCTGGATCAGGTTCCCAATCACCTACTGGCAAATTTTCTTCAGGCAGCAGGCGGTTATTTTCACGCCAAGTTGCGTATTCTGCCGTCATATCATCTAAAATACGTTCTCCTCTTGGAGTGTCTGGAGTTTCTTCCCAACGACGAGAAAACTCACGCAACCAACCTCGCTGGCGCTCTGTCATACGGTCGCCATGGGCTCTTAATAATTCCATTGTGTCCATCTCGGGCATTTGATTGCCCTGGGGAACGCGTTGAGGTACAGCGTTATTTTCAGCAACCGACAACCTACGCTCAATGCTTGAACGGATACCGCGAACATCAATCAAAAGATCAGAAAGCGCACTGGCAAGCTCTGTGTCTACTTCGCGATTTTGGGCATACGAGCTTTCAATCACGTTCTGCATATCCCGTTCGGCCCGGCGAAGTCGGGTAACGCCCTCTTGAGTAAAGGCGACCGGATCCTCCAGATGCTGCTGGAAGATGGTAAGGACAGCCCGGTTTATGGCTCCTTCAACTCGATTTGGATTGTCTAAGTTTGAATTTTCACGCGCCCCCTGAACTGCGTTATCCCACGCAGAGTTAAAGTCATCCTGCATCCTGGCATGATCCGTGGCGGTAAGCGTTGCAACCGGGCCTTGATCTTGCGCAGCAAGGGCACGATGTGCTTCTCTGACATCTTTAGTGGCAGCCTTGACATCATCAACAGTCACAAACCGTGGAAGGCCTTCCCCCTCTTCAAAATCAAAGGCTTTTGCTTGATCCTTTGTAAGACCAGCTTCTTTTGTTACTCGCCTCCAGTCATTGGGGTTAGTTGCGTCAAACACCCCCGTGTTGTCAGACAAGTTGGTCCCGGCATTTCTAATTGAGCCGGATCTCTGATTCAAGTAGTCGCGAATTGCATTTGTATAGGCTGGATCAACGGCTCCGTTCTTGGCCCCTGAGGCATAGCCGATGTCAAATGTGCCGTCTCTTAATTCGCTACTTCCGCTGGTAGGGATCAATTGGATTGTGGCTGCTGGCAAGCCAGTATTAGAGTCGCGAACGCTGATCAACTCATGGCCCCGCTCCAAGTCTCTCACATAAGTAGTGTCGCCTGTACCACGGCCTGAACGTTCCCCGGTGATAGGGTCAACAAGGGGCTCGTAGTATTGCTGCTGGCCAGTCAAGATGTTCTTACGTCCTTGGGGCGCAGTTCCGCATTGGCCAACGCAGTGGTCTAATACAGTTGTGTCAGCACTCATGTCACGTATGGCCACGTCTTTTGGCGTGTTCTTGTCAAGCGTGATAATTGAGGCATTACCAAAAGTTTTCACATTCTGGTCGCTACGCAAGCGATCAAGCAAAGTAGTTTGAAGGGTTTGACGATATGCTTGTGCTTGGACCTTGGCGGCTTTTTCGGCTTCTATCCGAGACAAGCCCTTGTCCCGCATGTAGTTCTCAATGGTCAGCTTAGAGGTGTCACCAGCCTTGCCAGTAAGAATGTCCTCAAGTAACTCAGCCCCAAGCTTTTTATAGCCCATGTCGCCAAGCAAGCTCTCTCTATCGATAAGAAATAGTTTTTCATCCTCGGCGGCCTTAGTCACACTTGGAAAGAATTGACGTTGCGCGTAGGGGATTTGTTTTAACATCTCCTGTTTAGTCTTTGGGGCAACGGTAGAATCTCCTATATTCTCAACTGCCGTGCCAAGCTTGATGTTTTCAAGCTCACCTAGCACTTGTTCGCGCTGACGTAGCTTTTGGCGCAAGGGGTTTGTCGCCTCTGCATATTCAGGAATTGTAGCCGGATCAATGCCTTCTTCATGCGCCCGATTAAACAAGGGCTCGCGGGCATCTTCAAGGACCTTGATCTCTTCATTTAGGCGATCAAGCTCTCCCGTCTTGGCCAAATGCTCTTCATAAAAGCTACCCATGGCAGGGAAGCCAGAAGCCGTGCGTCGACCCGCCATCTCGCTAGGATTTGCAAATTGTGCAAGTTCTTTAATGCGCTCAGGGGTCTCGTAGGTAATACCCTGGCGAGCAAGCTTAACTGTAGGATCTCCTTCAGCACCCACATTCTTGCTGATATAGTTTGAAAAAGGTCCTTTAAGCACGCGCTCGGCCTCTGACATACGGGCCATGAACTCTTTAGGGCTAGGAACCCCTTGTTCGCGAAAGGCCGCCCCCTCAGGGCTGTTTAAGAGATCCTCAATCAGGCCTAATTGCATCTCATTTCGTTTAGGCTGATCCGTGTGCAAAACGTCAAAAGCTCGTTGAGCATCGCCAGGGCTGGGAGCATCTGGAAACATCTCGCGAGCTTTTTGACGCTCTGCCTCAATGACTGCCTCTCGCAAAGGCGTGTCATTACGAAGAAACCTGCGGCTGTATTCCTGCATGACCATTGAAGGAGGCATCTCAGCCGCTGGAACATTTCCATAGGTGTCTTCAACGATGCTGCTGATTGCGTTATTGTCCGGACCAAAGCCCTTGGCCGTAGCCGGCACCTGAGCCTGAACAATGCGAGAACCCTTTGGACGGACGGCGTAGAGCTTGGTCTCAGGAGTCAAGGCCTCTGGCAAACCAGGCACCAAAGACTGACCCGTTGATTTGCGGCGCTCAAGGGTATCGCCAAGAGCATCTGCGGCAGCCTGGGCTTTGACGCCAATGGTGTCTTCACCATACAAGTTCTGGCGCTTTAGGCCAGATTGCGCAGCTTGGAAGTCAGCAGGAGTCTCGCGAAGTTCCTTGGCCAGTTGCTTGACTTGACCAGCTCCTACGCGCACGTCTGTAGGTGTCAACATTGCTCGTCTAGGAGCATTAGGAACCATAGGCCATGCGTCAGGCACTTTTAGATCTCGCATGAGTTTGCCCACTCCCTCAACCATATTTTGGCCAAGCTGAGTTTTTGGATAAATTGCCTCTCCGTATTTTTGCATTAGGTCGTTAGTTGACGGAGTCTCAACCTCTTGTTCGCCAAGGCTGCGGCGATAAGCATTTCCAGGGGCTGCGTTTAAAGCCTGAATGCCCGCGCTATAAGGGGCCACAACAGGAAGAACGCTACCAAGGGCAATGGCCCCAGAAGCTTCTCTTAATGATTTCATCATCATCAACGGGTTGTACTGCATTAGAGCAGAAACAGCCCTCTCACGCAGGCTTTTAGGTGCCTCAGACTTGGAAGTAGAAACCTGACCTGGGATCTGTGAGGAGTAATCCGGTCTTACGTACTTTGCCTCTAGGTCCCCAAGATCCTCGTCTGATCCTGTAAGGCTGAGCTCGTTGTAGGCCATAATTTATTCCTCTGTGCTATATTTTTCCAAAAGTCTTTGGAGCTTTGCGTCGTCATCTTCGCCCTCAGGAGCCTGTTCCTGCTCGGGAGGGGCTCGTCGAGTTGTTGGGGCAGCAGCACCCACGGCACCAGAAGTTGTCTTAAGGCGACGAGCAGATGTTGCCTGGTCTTTTACAAACTTGGCACTGCTAGATTCTAGTCGGCTTAGCACGTCATCGACCTCTTGTTGGGTTCCTGACTTCAGCATCTGGGCCACGTCTGTGGCGGTCTTCTCATCAAGAGACGTACGTGCCTGCAAGTATTTTAAGACACGTCCGACAACGGAGCCAGGGGAACCAGCTGCAATGTCTACCGCTTCGCCAGCAATGTCAAAGATGCCGTTGCCGGCCCTTAAGTCTTTCAAGGCTTCTTGTTTGTTAGCCGTCCGGCTTCCGCGGACAATGTCCTGGGCGTTACGGAACAACTCTGACTCGCGTTGAAGGGCTGCCTCAAATACCTTGTATTCGTTAGGATCTTGGAACAAGGCTTCCAGACGCTTGCGAGTTGCAGGTGCCCCAATAATCCTTTGGGCCGCATTGATTTGCTGGGGAGCATCCATAACCTTGGTCAGGAGCGACTGGGCCACGCCAGCGCGCAGAGCATCACGCTCGCCGTCTGACATGGCATCGACCAGCTTCTTGGCTTCGGCAGGTAACATCTTGGGACTAAGGTAGTCAGTACGGCCCATGCGGAGCGCATCCAATACCTCTATATCGCCGGCATACTTTGCGCGCGCCGCGGCATACTCTGGGACGTTATCGTCAATGACTTTAACGTAGGCCTTCTTAAGATCCTTGAGAGCATTGGCTTCTGCCTTGCCCATACCTTCGCCTCTGTAACCTTTGTCAATGAGAGCATCGATGCCGCGCTTGATGTAGTCAAGGGTGCGGACGTCAGGGATCTTGCCGACGCTAATCAGGTTGCCGTCTTTGTCTTGGCTGTAGATGTCGTTTAGCTTGAAGCGAGTTGAATCTTCCCCGCGAAGTTCTGCTGCACGTGCTTCTTTGCTGGAGATGGCTTGAGCTTCCTTAAACGCCTTCTTAAAGGTGTCATCCTCCAAGACCTTCAGGATGCGGGTATCATCAACCGAGCCGTGGGCGTAGGCCGTATCGTAAAGGTTATTAGCATTGGCGCGTAGCGTTCCGACCAGCTTGTCTTCTTGGGCGGTGTACTCAACTCCCTTGCCAATGTCTTTAAGGGCACGAGAAGCTGCAGCCTCACGTCCGCCCTCCAGGCGCTCATTCAGGCCTTTGCCAAGGATCTTGCGTCCTGAACCGGCACGAGTCACTACGGCCTCGCCAAGGGTAGACAGGGACGGAGTTGCATCCATGATGGTAGACTGAACGCCAAGCTTCTGATCAGCCAGCATCTTGGCCCGAAGAGCCGCAGGGTCCATTTCGTCCCTGCCCATAGCTTCCAACACCTTATTGGTTGCACGCTGATCTACAGCCCCAGGAGATGGTCGTATCGCGTCCTTAATAGCCTTAGCGCCTCGACCACCCAGCTGGATAGTCTTAGCAACAGTTGGGCCAAGGACCGCGCCTGTTGTGCCGCCGGAGACCGCTCCGCTCATGCGATTTCCTTCGGTCTCGGAACCTGCTCCTGCAACAGCTCCGGTAGCGGCTCCGGTAGCTGCAGCCTTGCCCATTGTGCCAGTCATGAACTTAGGCATGTATTGGGCCAATGACTTTGCCGCCATCCCCATACGACTTGCTCCCATGACGGCGCCAGGCGTTCCTGCTCCTGGGATCATAGCCATGCCGATGGTTGGAACTAAGCCAGAAGCTAGCTCAGTGCCAAGGGCAACAAACGGGTGCTTTTCTTGAAACTTCTGGTATGCCTCGCGCTCTTCCTTGACCACGTCCTCGTAAGGGCGATTTTCCATCTGGGCGCGAACACGGGCAATTGCCTCGTCGCCAAAGCCAAGGCCTAGGCCCTGACCAACAGCTCGACCCATGTTCGCCATGGACATCTCGCCGCCTTCTTCCATGTGGACTATGCCGCCTTTGGCATAGCTTCCAACAGGACCACCATCCGCGTTGGCTTCAGGTGTGATCTTTCCGTAAGCGCCCTTGCGGATGTTTTCCATCTTTTCCTGGTTAAGCTTAAGACGCCGGGCCGCTGCGGTTACCGCCCTTTTCCATATTGCGGCTCGTTCATTTTCACCAAGGCTTATTGATCCAGCAAGATCAAGTAAGATCTTGCGTTCACCTTCCGTTGGGTTTCCACCAAAGATGACCTTCATTTGGTCAAGAGAGTTTTGACCGACCAGGGATTCAAGGTCAGTGGTTGCGGTCACGCCTTCTGAGTCGCCGACTCCAGGGATGTTGCGTGCGATAGACCGGCGGGCTCCAGCCGCAAAACCAGAATAGGCCTTCGGATTAATCTCTAGGGCCTTGCTCAGGTTTAAGATAACCGTCTTGCTGGCATTGACAACGTCCTCAGCCTCAAACAATTCTTTTTGCTCTTGGGCACTCAGGGTCATACCCTTACCTTCGCCAGCTAGGGCTTTTACGCGGGCGGTAAATTCAGTTGTTCCTGGAGTCAGGCCTTCATCTGCCGCAAGCTTGCCCGCAGGAGATTGAGGCTTGCCTGCGTCTTTATCGGATTTGGACTCTGCCGGAATGTAGGTCAACTTTTTAAGACGAGCTTCGTATGAACGCTTGGCCGTTGGCGATGTCTTAGGATCATCAATAGCAGCAACCAGGCGATCAATCTCAGAAGTACCACCACTGCGGGTAGTCAAGAAGGTGATGCGAGCTTGCGCGTTCTTCTTAGCAGGGTCTGATGCTTTAGGGTCATCAACGACTTCTTGCAGCTTCTCAATCTCTGTCAGGCGGTCTCTAGGAGCTGAGCGAGACAAAGCAGAAAGGGCACCAATCTGGGCCTTCTGTCCTTCGCCTTTGGTATCAGCTGCCGCCAGCTGGTATTTAAGGTTTAGGTCTTCTAGTTCTTGCATGCCCTTACGACGTTGCGAAAGAGCCTCGCCAGTTGTCTCGGCAACGTTGCCAAGTGTCTCGCCAAAGCTACCAGTGCGAGTAGGCTTGCCTAATGCAGCAGCAAGACGAAACGCCATCTCTGCTTGATCCGGGCCAGCTGACCTAGCCATGATCCGCTCACGCGCCTTATCCAGCAGGGCCTGCTTATCGGTTGCTGTTTTTTCGCTGTTTTGAAGGTATTTAGTGAGCAGGGTTTGAAGCTGCCCGGTATAAGGATTGGCTGCGCCTCTTGACGAGGAAAAGCCAGATGTCTGAGCGCCACTGTCTTGGTCTTGCGAGCCACCTTCAATGGAACTAGTTTCTTCGTCGTCTTCAAGCAATGCCATGTTTTATCCTTACGTTTTTGCGAACATCTTGCTAAGGCCGTATCCTGAAGCTAAGGCAGAACCAAGCTGCGATAGCGGAGAAGGCTGGTAGACGCTTGCCGGTCCTGTTGAAGCGGTAGTTGTTGAAGTAGGCACTTGCAGGCCACGAACAGATGCGTTCAAGAATGCAATGTTGTTGCGGTCGTACTCGCGGCCGTTGAGGAAGTCTTGGTAAAGGGTGTCTAAAGAGCGTTGCGCCTGCTGCTGTTGAGTTGCACCCGCCGCCTCCAGGCCGCTGATATTTTGCATGCCCATCTGTTGGGTCTGTTGGCCAAGGGCTCCCATAGCTTGACCTGACTGCAGCTGGCGAGAAAGGTCTTGACCAGACAGCGTTCCCATTTGCTGAGCGGCTTGCAAGTTTTGGGTACCAGCGGCTCCTGCCAAGGTTCCCTGCATCTGACCAAGAGCTCCCATCTGGGCCCCGGCTTGACCGTACCTTGCAAGGTCGGCGCCTTCCAAGCCAGCAGTTGATTGGCCAATGGCCGCCTGCTGTTGGCCTGCTGCCATGAGACGTTGTTGATCTGCCGCAGACAGGCCAGCCGTCTGTTGACCAAAGGTAGCTTGTTGCTGAGCCGCCTGCAGTTGGCGAGCGCGATCAGCTTGAAGTTGCTGGCCAGCTTGCCCGTAGCCTTGTTGAAGGGCAGAGGACTGTTGGGCCAAGGCGGATTCTTGACTGTCACGCAAAGCCCGTCCAATAGCTTCACCACTGCGGCTTCCGCCAAAGGTACCAGCTTGAATAGCCTTGTCCTGAATGTTAGGAAGCAGGTTTTCTTTTAGATTGCGACCGGCCAACTCACCAATACGATTGACCACTTGGTCAGTGTATGGGTTCATGTAGTCTTGTATGCCGCCTAAGCCAGTCTGCGCCCCTTGATTTGAAAGTTGCGAAGCCTGCTGCATGTAAGGCGCGGCCAACTGAGCCGTGCCGCCAGCTCCTTGCTGGGTGTATTCACTTGCCTGGCTGAAGTACGGTTGGGCAAGGGCGCTAGCGTCGCCGTAGCTTTGGCCTATTAAGTTTCCAGCTTGACCAATGGCTCCAGAAGCAGCGCTGGCTGGATTATATTGGAGAGCTTGCTGGATGTACGGAGACGCCGCCCCAACAGAGCTGCCGGCCCCTGCGTTGTAGATCGCATTCTCTGACATGTCAAGCAAGGGCTGATACTCACCAGACAATCCCTTGGTCTTGTCGTAGGCTGACGTCTGAAGGGGGTCTAAGGGCGCAATTCTGGCAAGAGTGTACGGTTGATAGGGCTCTGCTGCAATCGCGTTGGCCCGACTGATCAAGCCCTGCGTGTAGTCAGAATACCAAGCAGGAACGTTTGAAGTTGTCTCGCCATACGTCGTGACTGACGCAGGTGGAGCCCCTTGGAACAGAAAGTCCGTGACTGCCATATTAAGCTCCCTTCAAGTAAGCTAGCGGACTCTTAGCATTTGGGCTGATCTTACCGTTGGCTAAGGCCTGTCCTTTGTGTTGACGCAGTTTAGAGCGCATCTGATCAAGTTTGGCAGCCCCTGCTTTAGAAGATCCGTTGCCAAGCATTGCTACTGATTCAGAGTCAAATACATATTCGCCATCCGACAAGACAGCATTTACGTCGTCAGAGCGGCCGTCTGCACCTCCACCAATTCTCATGCTGTGCACTTGGTTAAGACCTCCCATGGCCATTGCTTTGGCAGGAGGATTGCCATATTGGTAGTAGGCCATCTTAGGGTCGCGAGGACGCTGAGGCATCTGTGGACGTCCTTGCTGCATACCTTGTTGAGGCATACCTTGCTGGCCACCCTGTGGAGGCATACCTTGCGGCATTCTTTGAGGCATTCTTTGAGGAGCACCCTGCATCATTGGAGGACGTCCCTGAGCCATGCCCATAGGACCGCCTTGACCAGCTGGATGCTGTTGCGCCATTGCCTGCATCATCTGGGCTCTACGGGGATCTTGCATACCCTGAGCTTGTCCGCCTTGCGCAAAATGTTTCATCTGGATAAGGCCGCCCATCTTTGCACCAATTGGGATTGGCACAAACTGAGTATTTTGGAAGAACTGATGCTCGGCGGCATTTGGTTCACCGACTTGGCCATACTTTGTAGCCTCGCCACCATAATTGACCTTGTCTCGCATGTACTTATACAGGTCAAGCGACTTGTTAAAGTTCTTGTCCTGAGTAGAACCTTTTGGAGGAGGCGCAGAAGAAGGAGGACTGCCAGATCCGCCAAGCAAGCTAGCCGCAGTAAGACCCACGCCAGCAAGCTCCCATGGACTTGCTTTGTTATAGTAGTCAACGGCTTTGTTGCCAATGTTTTTAGCTGCGTCTGTAAAGTTGCCCTCTGAGATTTGATCATAGAGGCTAGGGGTACTCACGCTGGAAGCAGAGTCGTAAGGGAGGGTCTGTGGCACAGGAGTCATGCTCCTTGCCCCAATTGTCATGTCAGGCGTTGCATTACCATAGGTCTTTCCGCTTGCCCCCTCAAATGTAGTGGGGGAGCCGTTTTCCATGTACCGAGGAAGTCCGCTTACTTCGGCAGTTAAACCTTGACCTCCGCCCATTCCGGCAATGTTGGGGCTGCTTTGGAACTGCATACCAGGGCCGCTGGGAGTTCCTGGAGGTGTTAGGCTGTAGTTAGGATTGCCGTAGATGTCGAACGAATCGGCCGGCGTAAACTTAGAGAGATTAAAACCAGGAGCCCCTGACTGCATGCCCCCTGTCAAGCTGTAGTCAGGCGCAAAAGATTTGTCTAAGCTGGCTAGCTGAAACTCCGGAACCTTAACTTGAGGGACAGGGGTATTTAACGATTCAAGTGGGCTTGGAGTCGCTGAAGCCGTTGTTGCTTCTACTGAAGGAGCAATTGATTCAAGAGGTGAAGGCTGTACTGTGGCTGTTGGGGCAGATACATCTAGCGTGGTGGGAGCGCCGATTGGTGGCAAGTCAGTCGTTGTGATGTTCGGCGAGCTAACTGGACTTGATACAGCAGAAGGAGCAGCTGCAAGCGAGTCCATTGGCACGTCAGCAAAATTGTTGTTTACGGCTAGAAAGTCGTCAAGTGGGTCCGTTGCGGCAGAACCCTCACCGCCAACACCGCCAAACAGCTCTGCTCCGGCATAAGAACCTAAGCCGGCGGCAAGGCCTCCTTTGATTGCAGTTTCAAAGTCTTCACCTTGAGCAAGACCTGCGGCCGTGTTACCAAAACCTGCTGCGATACCTACGCCAACAGTTGCTGATGTTCCAAAAAGTGTGGCGGCTGCGGGTCCTAAAAACGTTGCGGCTGCTACGGTAGCAATTGCGGATATTGGATCATTTATGATAGGCTGAATGACATACTTGTCAATGGCGACACCTACGTCGCTAATTAAGTCGCCGATTCCTTCAACAATGCTTCCAACGGCTTCAACGACGCCGCCAACAACGTCTTCAATAATTTCTACTACGGCCGACATTATTGTGCTCCTTCGCGTTTATTTCCAAGCTGCAAAGCAACTTGATACTGTCCATCAGCAAGCATAGAGACGTTATAGCCCATGCCAGGATTAGGTGGATTTTTCATGACCTGCCTAAAGATATTCAAAAGACTTTGATTGCTGAACTGCGTGACCAGCGTGTCAAAACCTGCCTTGTAGGCGTCAACTGGAAAAGCGTAGGCCGAGGCTAGAAAGTTTGCTGGCGTATCAGCATTCAAAGCTCTAAATAGGCCTTTGCGAGGATCTTTTGGCGACGCGTGTACAATATAGACAGTGTTGCCATATCGATAAAATTTGCTGCCAGGCATCTGTATTTCTTTGACAAAGGAGGCATACACGAATTCCAACGGATACTCGGATTTTGTGTCCTCAGCAGCTACTTTAATTAGCTCGCCAAGATCTAGCATTTGTTGTCGACTGTCTACGAGTGGCATACTTAGCTCCCCATGTTGTTTAATTTGGTCTTGGCACCGTGAGTTTTAAGGATTTTAATTTGTTCTGAGGAAACTTGACAAAGTTTAAGAGTACCCTCAGAATAAACTGCGTGATTTTTTATGAGAATCTTTCTCATGCCAATAATCCTTTGGCTTCAGCGTAGTCATTTGGCTGTCTACGACCCCATTCTTTGAGGAAATTAAGGAGCTCTTGGGGTGTTGACCCGAACAATTCCTTGCTTTTTTCTTCCTCAACATCGTAGATCTCGCAGAGCTGCATAGCGCATATTAGCAGGTCTAAGCTATCTAGGCCTGTCTCGTTGAGGTTCATATCCAGGCCGTCAATGAGCACGAGTTCGTTGTTAAACGGTTTGGCTTTTTTGGCTACGGCATTCAGCAGCTCGATAAATTCTTGATCGGTCATTAGTCCACCATCTGTACAAATCGTTGGGCCCAACTGCGCCAGTCAGGAAAGTCAAATGGGTCAGGAACGTTTTTCTGGCTTAGTCCTGAGATAACGCAAAACTGTAGTGCCCATTCTTGCCACTTGTCTTCATCGTCTAGCCTTGAGAGCGCTCCGTAGATTGACAGGTCCATAACGATCTGATCGGCCCAGTCGCGCAATCCGATTATAACGGGCTGCGTGATCACGTGGAACCTCCTACAACACCGCCGAGCATAGAACCATCTGCCTCGCCTACATGCGCGATGATCTGGCCCATCTGGTAGTCGCCATTGATGGTGTTAGAGGTAAACTTAAACCGCAGTTCGCGGCGTTCTTCTTTGAACCAAACTATCTGCTCGTAAGGATCTGTTGGAGTGGCGTAGATTACACGTTCAGGGCCCTGGACCTCAAGAGCCCTGGCATTGGCCCGCCCTGTCAGCTGGACGGTCATATTCTCAGACTGTACAAAGTCGGGCTCAATAGCCTCAACCCGGATCCATTTGTTCTTAGATCCGCCTTGAGGGACCAGCATGCTCATGTCGGCTGTCTCAAAGAATGAAGGAACCGCCGTGATAAACTGGCCATCGATCTCGTTGACATCATGCTCGTGCTGCCAGACCTTGTAACCTTCTTCAGGGACCACGACGCGTTGGTCGCCGTCTTGCGTGATCCGAAGGTCCCCAGCCTCGGTGACTCGGTTGTTTGGTACAAAAGTGGACGTTTGTAGGCCGCATAGAAATGGCGCAGCGTACAAAGGAGACCACTCCCCAGCGGTCCGTCCACCATTAGGCAACTCGGTGTCATACCAGGTGTTCTCACGGAGGTTGTAGATGATGGCGTGGGTGCACTCTGTGGCATCACCGCGTGGGTAGCACCACCAGATCTCGCCGTACCTGGGAACCTTGTACGCCCACACTTTTTGGGCAGCGGCCCTGTTTAAGCCGTCATAGAAGTAGTTGATGTTTAAGTTGTTGGGGATCTCGCGAACCACGCCGTTAAACATCAGCATGCGATCTGTTCCCAACCAGAAGTATTGGCCGTCGTATTCAATGACAGAAGCAGCAGACAAGATGCTGGAATACGGGCTGATCGTGTCAAACTGAAAGATTTCGGTGCCTCCAACAAAGGAAGCTCGGATAACAGCGTCTGCGCTCCAAAAGAGGCCCGCTGGCGCGTTTCCTGGACCACCCCTAAGGGCAAGGCCACGGACGATCTTTTGACCTGCTACGCGCGCATTCCCTGAGCCTGAACCCGTCAAGTCCGTAGGGGCCCCGGCCACCGACCATCCAATGACGCCGTCGTTTCCAAAGTACATCAGATAGGGGTGCAGGGAGACCACACCCCCAGTGGCGCTTACTCCAGCCGGAAACGTTGTGACTTCAGTCAGGCGATCGGTCCCCGTCATAGAGCCAATAAAGATCTGGCCTCCGTCGGTATTGCAAAGACAGCCCGCATTTGGGGCCACTTGGGCCACGATCATGTTGGCAGCAGGGATAGATTGGCTGTCATAGATCACGTCAAATTGCCAAAGATTGTCGTCACTGACCGCGTACGTGATTGGAGTACGGTCAGCAATCAGGCTTGTATTGCCGCTGCCATCGATGGTAAAACGCTCAACAAAGCTTGCGCTTCCGGAATGGAAATAAGTCAAGCCATTCTCTGTAAACGTCTTAACTCCGCGGCTGACTTCAGTCAAGTAGCGGTTGATGACTGTATATCCTCCAATCTTACGGGGAAGGCCACGTTGCCAACGGACCCATTGACCGTCGACGTAGTAGTCGCCCTCGTACCTGGTGCCGTCGCGCTTAATGCCAGGCAGCGACTTAAGGACGATTGGAGTTGTTGCCATCAGTAAGTTCCACCCTGGATTGGATCAAGGCCAATGGCCACTTGTGCGGTGGCTTGAGAGACTGCAGTAAAAAGAGCAATACCTGTTGAGGTTCCGCCTAGGTTGATCAAGGCGTTTCCTGCAGTAGTGGCTCCAGTACCACCGTCAGAGATACTGATGGGAACAGCCACGCCGCCGGTATCAGCCGCCACAACATTGGTGCCATCAGAATACAAGATGGCTCGTGAGCCTTGGTTGACAACAGCTCCAGCTGCAACTGATGTCTTAACGGTAAGAGTATAAGGCCCCGTCGTGTTGTTGGCCACCCAGTATTGCTGGACTGTTTGGGGCACAATGACGTTGCGATTGCCTGTCAAGACGCCCGTAAAGTTGTAGGCAATGCGGTTTAGTTCGCTGCCGGACAAGGTGTAGTTGCCGGTTCCTGCTACGTTGATGGACGTATAGTCAAACGCAAAGACGGGCGATTGGCCGTACCCAAGAGTGTAAAAGTTGCTGCCATCCGTAAAGATAATGGCAGAATCGCCAGGCTGGAAGCTTATAGTAGAGGAGCCATTGATTGTTTGGGAACCTGGAGGATCTACTAAAAGGGCCCCTGTGCCTTCGTTGCGAAGCTGGATAAACCAGTTGTTTCCAAGGGTTCCGGCTGCGGCTGATGTGAGAGTACCCGCGCCACCATTCCAAATGAAGGTCTTAGCGCGATCATCGGTCCCAGCCGTATAGTTGCTTCCAAAGAACGTGACGGGCATTGCCAAGGACAAGAGGGAGCCAATGGCAACTAGACCTGTCCCGGCCAAGGAAGCAGCATTTGCCGTTGAGACGGCAGCTCCAAACTGGAATGCCAACCAGGTACCGCCTGCTGTCGTATTGTCGGTCAGGTAGATCTGCCAGACTTGGCCTGCTGTGGGAGCGGCTACCTGCGTCCCGGCCGCGTTCCTAATGATAAAGGAATTGGCCCCGACGTTGTTAAACAGGATGGCTTGCCCAGTTGATGCTTCCAGGGCACTTGGCAAGGTCAGACTCCAAGGACCTGCCGTTGCCGTGACGTCCATGATGCCGGCAATCAGGTTTGTCGAAGGCGCTGTCTCAAGTGCCCAATCAAAAGTTGTGTTGGCCGTAAGGCTGACAGTCGCGTAGCTGATCTCAGCGGGGGAGATATTGCTTCCGCCAAAGATGTTAGTGTAGGTGGTCATATTAGGCCTCGTTTCTTACGGCACCACGGTCTAAGATCTTGCTCATGTCTTCCCCTTGCAGTGCTTGCGCGGCTGATTGGTACATGGCTTGCCAGACTGGGATTCGTTCGTCGTTTTTCAAGAATGGGGCTGCTTCCAACAGGGTCGCATACAACAACAAGTTGGGGGCGTATTGGGTCAGCCAGTTGGTCTGGGTGTTGTCGTCTAACAAGACGGGCAACTCGTAGTACAAGATCTCAATTGGATAGGTAGAATCAGGCGTCGGGGCAATGATCCAGTTGGTGTAGTTGTAGTCGGCGTAGAACACCGGTTCGTCGGTCAGGGTGTCGTTGGGCCAGTAGCTTCTAACATACTCGTAGGCCCTTGAGAACAGCTGGACGCGCGTATTGCCGCCCGTACTGGTTCCGATGTTCATCGAGATAGTCTCGCGCCAACGGTCTGGTTTGGCAAGTACGGCAACGCCAGCTTGCAGGTTTGTCACAACGGCCACTTGAAAGCCTTGAATCTTAAGATCGCGGCTGATGCGGCGTTCTGCAAAGTTGATCAGGCTTGGGATCTGAGCATAGACCAATGGGTCCGTGACGGCAGACGCCCCACGTTCCAGGTAGCTGCGGACGTCGTTTTGCAGCGACGTAAAGGTCATTGCTTGTGGCATTATTCTTCCTTATGCAAAAGGCCTACCTCGAGGGGTTTCCTTGTCAATGATAAGCGCAACCCCTCTTGGTTCTGCATCTTCTGTGTTTGGGATGCTGATGTGTGTCCAACGGTCAAACTCACGGATGATCTGGTCATAGGGTAAACCCGCAGCAATCACAGCACGGACTACCTCATCAGGGGTAACTCCCGGTACTCGGAGGTCAGCCGCGCACCCCTTACGATGCTGAGACTTGTCAGAACTTCCAACTGCATCATTGACCTGCTTACTGCGGAAGGCAGAGTTAATCATTACAGGCTTGCCGCCAAGGGTTTCCTTGACCTGCTCCAGCAGTTGCGCCAAGCGTTGCAGGTTGCTGATTTCCTCTTGTGTAGGGCTGTTGTCAAACTCTCTGTGGTCGGTGACGGTGAGTTCGTCAAGGGTAAAGTGTTTACTTAGGTGTGTCATTTTTTACCTTTCATGTCGGCTAATTTCTCAAGCGTTCTGCCGCCAAAGTACGCACCCATTACGAGCATGCCCCACTGCCCAAGCAGCGTAACGTAAGACTCGGAAATCTTAAAGCCGAAGCCATCCAGAATAGCCAGTGTGAGGTAAGCGGTCAGGATATACACCAAGGTCATTGGGCGCACATTTTTAGACAGCCACGAATCCGAGGCCATGTCAGCCTTCCAGCGGT